ATATTATGCTAATATTTATAAATTGAAAGGATGGCCTGAATTCTCTACCTCAAAAAACAAGTATAGTTGCGTAGGCCATTATACCAATGACATTATTTATTCAAGACTTGGTCAAGACGTTCTTGATGAATTAAAAACAAGAACGCCTGATACGTCGAAAACTAAAATGCATCAATGGTTGTCCGTAGATACTGGACATCCGTTACTTTCAAATCACATGGTAGCAATACTAGCATTGCAAAAATTCGCTATATCAGAAGGGTGGGGATGGAATAAGTTTGTAACCATGGTTAATCAAACTTTTCCTAAAAAAGAAACAGCATTAATTATGCAGGAATAAAACATTAACCTGACAAGGATGTCAGGTATTATAAATTCTTACCAGACAACCAACCTTTCATGAATGTGAATTCAGTGTTGATTGCGTTTATACGCTGAATCATTCCATCAATAGCTTGGTCATGACGCGTGAATGATGAATCAATTTTATCAAACTGCTTTTGAACTCTTTCCTCATGCTTAGCTAAGCTCTTTACTTGGTAATCCACTATGAACTTGTATCTCCATAGACCAAGAACAATAACCATAATAATTGAAATTAATTGATAGTTTTCTTTTATAAATTCAATCATCTCAACCCCCGCATGACTATTAATTTAACTCAGTGGGGATATTATTGCATGGGTTGTGTTGCATTGCAAGTGTTAATATATTAAAATTAATTCTGATGTTAACTAATGGAAGAATTAAATGACATATACCCAAGAACAGCTAGACATAGCCTTATTAAAACAAAAGAACGATACCTTTAATCAGGCATTGAATAGAATTGAAGGCAATCAAAAGTGGTTGCTTGGATTAATGGGATCTGGATTTATTGGGCTATTAGGATTGATAGCCCATGGGTTTAAATGGCTGTAGCCTCATGCTTTTTTAGGTAGGTTATGGCGGATTGAAGGCGAACCTGATCATCTTTAAATGCCCCTAAACCTAAATTGCAAGAATGACAGAGCAATGATCTTACTTTTCCCGTCGCATGGTCATGGTCAACACACAAAACCTCTATCTCATCGCTTTTTCTTTTCTTTCTGGTTTCATTTTGACCGCATATGTCGCATTTATTTTCTTGTGATAAAATCATATTGTAATAGTAATCAAGCGTTATTTTGAACCTTTCCGCCCGCCTGGCATCATTATACTTTTGACCTAACAGCTCTCTTTTTTTTATGTATTGTTGTTTATAATAAATAGAAGTCTGCTCGGGATTAGATTCTCGTTTTATTTTTTGTTTTTCATTAAACCATTCTCTGTTTTCATTTCTTTTTTTATTTGCTGATTCTCTATGACACAATTTACATCGTCCATTTGCCTTTCGAATTTCTTGATGAATAATTCCATGTATATTGCATACTCTCTGCTCAGATCGATCATTGACACATTTCTTGCATTTGTAATGGAAACCTAAATTGCTTGTACTAGACTTGCTTTTATATACATCTTCTTCAGTAAGATCACCATGATATTTACAAACTTTAACAATATCCATCATACACCCTATAAAAAATAAAATTAGAGTGTATAGTATATCTGTCCTTCCTGCAACAACTAGCTTGGCTGCCAGCCCTTACCGATGTTGATCTGCTGCCAATTTAAGACCGGACTGCCTCCAAAATAACCACGCTTAGTCATAACCAAATCAGCTGGAGACACATCCATAAGTTTCTTTGTCATCTCATTATACTTGGCGCGAGTAGCGTCTGGTACGCTAGCCCCCCATTCCTCACAAATCTTTACTGCTAACGAGTAACGAAGCCATTCAAGGTAGAATTGATCGTATACAAGTGACATGTCAGTATTCAATGTCACATCCGTCAAAGCATATTTACCTGATAATTTCATGACATAAACAGCTTCGGGAACAAAATATAAATATATTCTAGTTCCACCTAATTCCCTTTCTGTTCTATAGCAGTATGGGAGCGATTGCACGTCATCTATACGAGGGCCTGCAAAAAATTCCTTACGAGTGTTCTCGATTAAACTATATCGCACTGTACCAATATTGAACGTCAAGCTATCCACATAAAGCAATCCGTCAATAAAATAATCTTCTTGACCTTGAATAGTATTAAACGTAGTACGCTTAAAATAAGGTATCAACCTCAAATCCGTACTCTTGTAGTCCAAATCAGCATTCAGCAAATAAAGCCCATCGGTTACCTGACTAGCCGATAACGTCTGTAGGTCACGGCTAACGACCTGCGAAAGGTAGTACGCTCGCGTAATCAGTTCTAACGCAGTGTAAGCCATTCAATACTCCGGTTGATGTGGGCCCATTACAGGCCCGCACTGGATTATAGGTCGAAATAGTAACCAGCAACGTTAACTGCTACGTTGGAGTCAGCATTCGATACTTTATAGTTTACCGTTGGAACCCCAGTCACTAACTGAGCCAAAACTTGGCTTTGTGTGGTGACAGCTACAGCAGCTACTTGTCCTGTAACGATAACTTGATCACCTGTTGATGCACCACCTTGTAAATCCAATACACGACTTGCCGCCGCAGGAACAAAAGAAGTGTTAATAACAGCGAGAACGTTAGACAACGCAGGAACCCACTTGGTTAATGCAACACCAGTATATGATGTCGCAGCACCAGCAGTAACAGCAGTTGCTTGTGGAGCATCAAACAAGAACAAGCGACGTGGCGCATCATTGTCTGACCAGTAACCAGCTAAGAAATGCACACTAGAATCAGTTGCAATATAACCAATCAAAGCATAAGCACTATAGCCGTAAGGCATCAAAGGACCTGTCAATGATGTGGAAATCATAGCGCCTGTTGCTTGTTGTGTTACGGGATCGCTGACCAAGTACACAGCATATACAGTGCTTAATACCAATGCGCCTGTATCTAATCCATTTAAACCATTAGATGCTGCATTGATAACGATTGGAGAAGGGTTGATCATTTGGAACGTACCTGTTGAATCCAAGCATGAACCTGCGGCTACGTCCAATTTTGTGTTTGGAGTAGTAGCATCATTACTTATTTTCAAACCATTAAAATAGAATGGAATAAATGATTGATAAGGAAATGCCTTGCTGGTTTGGTTGTTTGCTACTGACATGATTGTGTCCTCTTAGTCGTTAGTTTTGTGGTGCTCATCGTGGTGGACTCTACACAACCATAATACTTCTAAAGGTCGTTCATAGTCATCATGATGGGCTTCTATATTTTTATCCGATCCACATATCTTACAATTTTGTCTTTTTACAATACCCTGACGAATCAATCGATTCAAATAATCTCTAGCAGCCTGCCTAATCACCTTTTCATTTTCAGTCAACAGCTCAGGCGCCCTAACAACTATTTGTTTCTTTTCTCTGTCTCGACGTTGTTGCGCCGCTTCTCGGGTGCTTTTGCGTTTTCTAAACAACAAGCAGTCATTGCAATAAAACTTCCTGGTTGATTCCTTCGTTTTCCCACATTCGCAAATCAAAGTAACTTCCTTTTGATTTACTACGGGGGCGATTTTCTCAGCCCAGCGTTTTTTACAATACTCACTATGACACGCTGCGCAGTGAGAGGCTTCGGGATTTTCCTTAACCTCCCCACATTTATAACAAGTCAAAGGTCGGCCTTCGCCCCACGGTCGCTTACCAGCTTCCAATCGTTTCTTGGCTTTGCGTTCTTTTGCCATCCTTTGACGACAAGTAACACATCGACCATCAACTTTTGGTATATTACAAACATGACAAAAGGATGAATCGCGAATCGGAACAACTTCTTTTCCTTCCAATAATCGCTTCTTATCCAACCTAATCTTGTTCGTTATAACCGTGCATGGATTGCATCGACCTCCAATACTAATACCCTGTATCTTCTTGGCCTTGCAATCTTCACAGTGAGCCTCTCGCTCCGGTCGTGTCTCTGGTTTTCCTGCGGCTAAACGTTTTTTTATTCGTCTTTGCCTCTCGTACTCACTTTTGCATGACTTACATCTATTGTCATTTTCACAGCCAGGACCTTTTTCTTGCTTACATGTGCTGCAATAAATACTTCTTATTTTTGTCAATTTACTTCCCCTGGTGGTTATTTTTTACTGATTATACTATAATCACCAAGGGAGCGTCAATTTACAACGGGAATGCGTATCTCAAACTGTTCTCAGCAACGAGCGTACTGCCCCAAACTGAATCACGGACATAGGCCCTGTTGTTCATTCCGAACTGCGAACCGAAGTAGTGACGTATAGACGCACCCGAATCACTATCAACCATATTTGAAGTGGTAAACGGAGATTCATCAGGAAGACGTGGCATAGCCAAGTAGAACTGGTCGCCAGACATCAAGATACCAGCGCGATGACTTGGAAGAGGAGTTACAGTCATGCCAGCTTGAATGGCGGCGTTTAAGTTTTGGTTTTGGTTTTGAGCCCATACCAAACCAACACTATTGATCGTTTGAACTTGAACAGTAACAGTGCCACCAACGCTTGCAGCATCAGCAATTGCACGGAACTGAACAGGCTGACTGCATACGCTGTGACCGATAAAAGTCAAAAATCTTAAGTTTGGTTTTCCAGAAATTCCGTCGTTGAACTGGAACAAATCACCAGCTTTAATAGCGTTTGCATCTGTACCAGAAGTAGGCTCAGTAAAAGTGATGGATGTAACGTTAACACCAGTTGGATCGTTAGTAGATACAACAGTCATAACGTTGTTAGGAGCAGCAGTATTACCAATAGTACCCGACACATGAACAGGCAATAAGTTAGACTCATACCAGTCAGTATTACTGAATTTACCCAATTCCCAAGAGTTGGCAATCTCATCATTTCGACGCATTGCGAATTGATTCAAACCAGTACCAACGATTGCAGGAATGTTTGCAACTGGGAGAATACCCATCATTTTATGAGTAGCAGCACCAAAATCTTCAAAGTTAGCTACTGATTGAGCCAATTGAGTGAAGCTGTTGATTGGTGTAACGCCGTCACCATAGAAACGGAATGGTCCACTGTTTACTTGCAAGCTATTAAAGCCTGAGTTTTGTGGGTCGTTAACACGAACACCAGAAATAAAGTTACGAAGAATGTCAGATTCAATCAATGAACCCAATTCTTTCATAGCTGACATACCAAATCTGTCCATGTAATCACGAACGTTAAATATGAATTGTTGATCGGTATATGCAGCTGCAACGTTAGCGGCTTGTGAACAAATCAATGATTGAACACGTTGAACAGAAGGCTGTTCAGTGATTTGCAAACCAGCATAAGAAATATAACGAGGAGTTGTATCAAATGTAACCGTATCGCCCAAATTAGCAGTCAGGTCATTAAAATTCTTGAACTTTTTATTGGCAATATTGATACCAACGAATGAGTTAAGTAACCAAGCTAACTCAGCTTTTTGATAAGTCTGTACGGTCTGTAGGACGTTGACTGGTGTTGTAGACATAATGTAACACTCCAAAAGATAATTAGTGGAGATAACAGTTTTCTACAATGCCAGTCAGTAGGTTAAGACCTATTAAGTCCTAAACATCTTTCTAAAGTCACTCACCGACATTGCGCTGTTATCCATTCCGGCACTTGTTGAAGGTTTAAGTTGTGACATAGGGTCTTGAGCTTGTTTTTCTTGGGCTAAAGCATCTTGATTAGTTTTAATCGAGTTACTCAATTCCATCATGGCACGTTTTGCCATTGCGGGCTGAGTGTATTGAAGAGTCAATAAATTAGCCATTTTCATGGGATTATCTAAAATCTCTTTCATGACATCCCCTGTATTTTCCATGTCATTTGCCAAGGAAATCAAAGGCGCCATACTCGAGTAATCTATTTCATTAAGCTTAGCTTCTAGTCCAGGGTATTTGGCTTCAGCTGCTTGCATCTTAGCCACGAACGAATCAACGGTTTGTTGGTTCCTAACTTGATTCACGTGGTCTTGCAGTAGCTGCGGTGCTCTCTCAGCAATCATGCGTTCAATATCAGCGGCGGACATTTGTTGCATCCCACCCAGCTGTTGCGGTGCAGAACCATGTTGTGGCACTTGCGCTGATTCTTGTGGTGCTTGTTGTTGCTGTTGAAGTTCCATAAGTGCCTCTTGTTTGCCTTTTGCAAAAGCCTTTAGACGTTCACGCTCTACTATCTTTGACACCGTTGCTTTATTCAACATGTCACTAGCGGGTTCACTTTGAGCTTCTGTTTCGGGCGCAACACCCTGATCAACAATCTCTAAATCTTCAGTCATCTTAATACCTTCTGTCGACTAATTTTCGGTGTCACCGTGAGTAACAATGCTATAACGCTGCAAAGATACGGCCATGTTGTCGTTTGGCTACGTAGGGTGAGCATGCAGCCCGACGGGGTGTACACACTCAGATAGTGCAATTATTATCTTAATTGGTTTGTGCGTCAATGTGTTTCACGTGAAACATGTGAAACAATTACTTCTTTTTCTTTGAAATCTTCGCGCTTGATTTTCTGGCAACATCAAGAGCAATGGCTATGGCCTGTTTAGGGCCATACTTTCCAGTAGACTCCAGTTCCTTAATATTCTTTCCTACGTTTTTTTTGCCGGGTTTTAAGGGCATTACTTACACCCCTTCTTTTTCATAAGCTTCATGTCTTGCTTCTTGTCTTTAACTTCAGCTTTCTTGATTTCTTTTTTGATTAATTTTTTATCCATTGCAGCGTCAGTATGTTTTTTCATTTCTTTTTCCCTAAAACTTTATTGGCTTTAGCATCTATTTTAGCTTTGCTTGATTCAGACAGTTTACCAGCATTAACCATCTGAGTTGCACGCGATTTCGCATTGGCAGCGTGTTTTTTATCAGGCATGGGATATTTCTTTTCACCTGGCAAACCAAATTCTTTCTTTGGTATTGATTTGCGTGCTTTAGTGGTTAAAGTACTCACCTCCCTTTCCCCTTGCATTTACATGTGCAGTCTTCGCAACGCTTAACTTCTTCAGCGGTCATATACTTATAAAGAGATGCGCCTACCACTTCAAGCTCTTTCATCACGGCCGATGCGATCTCAGGGGATTGCTTTGCTACTTCGTGGGCTATTAATGCTAGTATTTCCGCTCCAAGTACGGTTAACATGATTATTTTTCTCCCGGTTGTCTATCGTAGAGATGGCTTATAATTTTTTCTCTATGTTGTTGCGAAGTGTTTCCTTCGTTGTATAGAACCTTGTGGATATCATGCCTAGTAAAGCCATCTCTCTCTAGTTTGTGTATATTGGATCTTTGCTCCAAATGAGCTATTGTTAACTTATATTTAGGTGTTGTCATTTTATGTGTCTCCAATTTTGTCCGGTAGAAATGGCGCTAATTGTTTTTCGCGCAACACCGAACATTCTTGCTATATCTGTTTGCTTGGCACCATTTTCAAT